CCATCTGCGACATCTTCTCGTAAGACCAGTCGGGCAGTTGCAGGGTGGTGAAGAACAACGTGCGGAGGCTGTCAACGTGGAACTTGAGGCTGTCGATGGCTTGCGGCCATGTGACGTATTGTGCGCTGCTGCCCTTGGGGTATTGCAGCACGGCCTTGAACTCCTTCTTCTCGTTTTCCTCCTGCCCAAATGCCACCTCTTGGTCGGCAAAGACCACGAATACAGGCTTGCTGTTCTTGCGCAGGTAGTTGCCGTTTCTTGACATCGCCCACTCCATCTCATAGACGATGCTGCTGGTGTTCTCCCATATCGGGGCGGGTCGGTACATATAGACGCAGGGGATTTTCCCTACCTCGTACTGCTCGTCCTCCACCAAGTCCCAGCCGTTCTCGCTCGACCACTTGTAATGGTGGTCTGCCGTGTAGGTGTCGAAGTACTCGATGCGCTTGTCCTCCACCTTGCGGGCATAGGCCACACTCATGGCGATCATGTCACCGTACTCGTCGAATAGCGGGTACAGCTCATCGCCCTGCATGGGTGAGTAGGAGGCACAGCGGATTTTCACCTTGCTGTCGAAGCCGTAGATGCTTGTCGGCTGCTGCACGGCATACCAGAGCGTCATCACCTCGCACGAGGCGAACAGCATATTGCATCGGTCAATGTTCACGGCATCGATGCGGTTGCTCTTGAAGATGGCCTCAAGGTATTTGGCCGCATCTTCCTGTCGTGCGTTCTGCGGGTTGTAGATGCGCTTGACGGGGATGCCGTTGCACAACTCCGTCATGCGTTTCGTGGCCAGCCTTTGCAGGTCGTAGGTGATGCGTGTCACCTGCTCCAGCGAGCCGTCCTCGGCCACCACATCGGGGTATTTGCTCTTGTCCATGACAGGGTGCAGTGTCGGGTCATACTGCGCCACCAGTCCCTCTCGGCTGCTTGAACTCCCCCATGCCGGGATGTCAATCGTTTTCTTTTTGAGTGCGGCAATGATCTCCACATTTGCCACCTCTCCAATCCTGATAATCTCGTTAATGTCCATTGTCCTGTTTATTTCGTGTATAAATCGTTTCTGCTGCGTTTTCTTTGTGCGTTGGTATAGTTTATCGTCAGTACACCAAACGTGCCGTCCTTGCCCTGTCTATCGGCTTGTAGGGGTTGCCCAAGTGATAGCCACAAGCATAGCAAAGCACGTCAACATACTCGTCATGCGGCTTTGACGGGAAACCGCACACCTCGTCGATAAATGCCTCGTTCCATGCACCGCCCACAAGAATGACACGGCCACCCTCCACGAATGGCGATGCGGCATTGAGGCGGGTCTCCTTGCTGTCCTTCGGTGACGGGGTAGCCACCACCGTCAAGCCAGTGGTCTCTTTCAACTGGTCAATGACCGACAGACCGTTTGCCTTCGGCTCTATGCGGATGCTGCTGCCGTATGCGTAGCCATGCGCCTGTGCGTAGGTCGGTAGCCATCGCAACAGGTCGGGAAACTTCATGTTGACCTTTTCGGCATGGACGATGTAGAGGTCACCGCCAATCTTGCACGTTGCCACGATGCCGCTTGGGTCATTGTCGGTCTTGTCGGTGTATGCCGTGTCAAGAAAGAACACCATCGGCTCTTGCTTGCGGATGCGGGCAAAATCACTTGCCGTGATTGTCCTGAACCATTCCCGCTTGACGATGTTGCCACCGTCCACCGTTGGCCGTTGCTGGTACAGGGCAGCGAATGTGCGTGGACTGCGCTGTTCCACGTCCCGCAGTCGTTCCAGGCTGTGCCGCTCTGGCCACAATGCGTCACCGATATGGCGGTTGCTGATGCCTCCGTCATTCTCCACCTCGCAGATGGCCGGGATGCTGACCACCGTCCACTTGTCGGGTTCCCGGTCAAGCAGCCGCCCCGCAAGGTCATCCTCATGCCATCGGGTCATGATGAGCAGTTGTTTGCTGCGGTTGTGCAGACGGGTCAAGAAAACATCCGTGTACCAGTTCCACACCCTGTCACGATAGGTCTTGGAGTAGGCCTCCATCGCATCCTTCACGGGATCGTCGATGATGCCGAGGTCGGCTGGTGTACCCGTCAGCGAGCCACCCACACCGACAGCCTTGTAGAAGCCACCGCCCACGATGTCGAAGTAGTCCACGTTGCGCTGGTAGCCTCTGCCACCACTGGGCAGTTGCGTGTTGGGGAAGATGCTCTTGTACTCATCGCTCTCTATCGTGCGCTGTACGGCACGGGAAAACTGCTGTGCGAGGTCTGCCGAATAGGAGCATCCGACAATCTTGAGTGACGGGTCTCTGCCAAGCATCCAAGCTGGGAACGATTTGGAAACGCATAGCGATTTGCCGTTTTGAGGTGGGACAAAGAGCATCAAGCCTTGTGTCGGCAGTTTGCCTTCTGCGAGGTCTTGACACTTGTGGGCGATTTCACGATGAAACCACTGCATCGAGTATTCGGGTATGACGTAGTTAAGGAAAGCTGTCAAGTGATGCCTTGCCAACTTCCCCAATATCTCACCCCTGCTCTTTGCCTTTTCCAACTCCGTCATAAATTGTTTATGGCATCGTCAAGCCGTTTGTTCTCTGCCTGTAATTCCTCGTCTGTCATATTGTCGTATCGTGTCTGCCGCACGTTGACTTCGTGCGTCTCCTCGGCACGGAGCAGCCTCTCGCCCAACACCTCAAAGATGAGTTTTGCCGCCTTGACATCGCCCTTGCGAGCCTTGAGCAGCAACTGCATCGTGATGGACTGCTGCACCGTCTGCTTGCGGCCAGTGAGCGGGTTGATGATGGGTTGCCCGTCCTTGCCCTTGTCCGTCAGCGGCAGCAGCATCTCCAGCTCGTCACGGAACTGACGTTTGCGGCGGCGGGAGGCTGCACTTGCCCTCGCCTTTTTCGCCGCATCTTCACCGCATTTGAACTGCGTGGCCTCACCCTTCTTCAAATTCTCATCGTTAGCCATATCATCTCTTTTTGTACTTTTCCCTGTACTCATCAGGCAAAAGTTGTAGCAAGAAGTCTTTATTTTTAACGACAACATCCATCACCTGCTTAAAACTCATCTTCCGCAAGGCGGTTCTTGCGAGTGCTGTTTGGAATGATGCACAAAAAGGTTGGCCTGTACCTTCATCCCTCATTCTTTTTGTAAACCTGTACCCCCCCCTATCAAATAGATAGTGGTTTAGGTTGGCTGTGTTAGGTTTCCATCCAAGACCCTCAATTCCGCAGCAACATAACTCGTCACCCATTTTGCGGAGTCTATTTTCTCCGGAGTAGAATTTCATACCCAAATGATGGCATCTATTCTTCAAATCAGTAAAGTGTTGTTTCAGCAGTTCAGTTGGAAAAACAAAATCGTTTCTTAACTTTATCGTTCCCTTTTCTTTGTACTGATACTTCATTGCCTCAAAAACACAGCCATGAACGCCAGCATCATTGAAATCATCAAGTGACTCAACTATATCGTTAAAGTAAGCGGGTATATACGGCTGAACACGGATAATGACACGCTTGTATTTTGAAATCTTTTTAGCGGCTTCAACTCGTTCTTCATAACTGCTTGCCCCTTTCTCAAACGCATCATATTTCTTGCAAGCGGCGCTAAATTGTACAACGCAGTTGCATTGTTTTATCAGTTCAAAGTATTCGCCCTCTGCGAGCATCTTGTTCTTCGTTGAAACAACGAATGGGTATTGTGTTTCTGCGAATACCCTCAAACACTCGAGCGACCTTTTCCTGACCTTTTCTATCGGTTGGAACGGGTCACTCATTCCTCCCCAATGTAGAGGTATATCCCAATCACACCAATTCGTTTCGTTGTTTCTTTCCCCACCGATAAAAGCCCGTAATGCCTCTGCGCTTTCAAAGTTTTCAATATTTGATATATCAATTTTTCTTTGAGCAAAACAATATGAGCAAGCATGGGCGCATCCAAAATATGTATCAAAACGTATTGGGATGTCGCAGATTGTTATTTGGCTTCCGCAGTTAGGCATAATTCTCTTTTATTTTTTCAATGCAGTAATTAACAAGTTCGTCTTTCCCTCTTTCCTTTACAAACCTGTCAAATTGCTCTCTAACTTCTTCAGGGAATAGGAATGTGGCTTGAAACTTTCCACTGACATCTTCAAACTCTTCATTCATGGATCTAACATTTGCGTTTGCAAGCGCATCATCAACGTCCCAAGTCATTGGAGTCTCTACACCCCAGTCCTCGAGTTCCTCGGCATCCCATTCGTTGGCGAGGATATCCCAATCGTCCTCTCCGAAGCCGTTGTTGTCCTTGATGGCATACTCACGCAGTTTGGCAACGGGGGTGTCGGCAGGCAAGACCTTGCAGGGAACGGTCTCCATGCCCAACTCCTTACAGGCACGAAGACGCATATTGCCGCCGATGACAACGAACTTGCTGCCATGTTCCACGACCAGCAGTTCCCGAAGTTTCAGCATTTCGGGCGCGTCCTCGATGGACTTGACCAGAGCCTTATATCGCTCGTCACGGATAAAGCGGGGGTTCTTGGGCAAGCCTTCGACCTGCCCCTTGTTCACCTCCAGCTTGGAAATCTTTATCTCTTGAATGTTCTCCATATCTCGTCAATTTGTTCTCTTGTGTGGAAGGACACCGAATTGAACGGCTGCTCACCGAGGCTCTTTGTCGGTTTCCCGACTTATTCCATCTGCCGCCTTGCCCATCGTGCGGCTCTTTCCTCCCATGTTGGGGAGGCTGCCCTCCCCGATCATCAAAACTATGTTAAAACTTCCAATAGCGTCTTTTCCACGTTTCACAACGTTAATAAAACACACCGCAAATATACAAACTTTTTCGTGTACAACACGAAAAACCAAGTTATTTTCGTGAAAAATTGCGCCTGTTGCGTTTTCTTTGTCGGGACGATAAACTATACCAAACGGCAAAAAGAACGCAACACGGGTGATTTATGTACGTTTTTGGCTAATCCTCACGGGCAGGCCAGCCGATACCCAAGCAATCAGTGCCGCATCCCTCATTTCTTGGTTCGTGCGGCCATACATCAGTCCCGTGACGGCACACAGCTCGTCATGGGTGATTTTGCGGTCACGGC